GCTGCTCGATAACTGGCCTGACCTTGGCAAGCCCCGCGATTGGGGCACAGACGTGATCCTAGTCATCGATGGTCTCTCGCGCCTTTGCGATGCAGCCTACGATTACCATCTCTCCATCGGCGGCCCCAAAGCCGATGGTCGTGCAGTCTATGGCGCAGCGCAAGACGCGGTGGAGATGGTCCTTGCCAACCTCACCAGCGATAGCTTCCAAACCAACGTCATCGTCGTCTGCCATTCCATGTACATGGACCTGCCAGATGGCACGAAGAAGATATTCCCCCAAGGCGTTGGCCAGAAGCTATCCCCGAAGATACCAAGCTATTTCCCGGTCTACATCCGCTATAAGAACAACGCCGGCAAACGCGTTATCCAAATCGAGTCCGACGTGATGATCGATCTCGCAATGCCCAAACTCGGCGCATTCGCGGGGAAAACCCTCCCGATCGAAACCGGCCTCGCGACTATCTTCGAAACCCTCCGCGGGAAGCCCGAGCCAAAGAGCGACGCTCCAGCCCCCGTGACTCCCCGTCCCAAGTCGCTCACCCTTAGACGAGTATAAACCAATGGCAAATGCACAAACCAACTTTGCAGATATCCTCGACCAGCCTGCTGCTGATGTAAAACCGCCCCCGATGCTTCCTGTTGGAACCTATCACACCATCATCCAAGGCCTACCAGAAGCCGGAAAGTCCTCACAGAAGCAGACCGACTTCTTCAAGTTCACCCATCGGATCGTCGCGGCACTAGACGATGTCGACGAGGATGCCCTCAACGAAGCCTTTCCCGAAGGAGTCAGCGGGAAGACAATCGACAACACCCTCTACCTCACCGAGAAGTCCTTGTTCATGCTCACTGACATGATCAAGAACTGCGGCATTGATCTCTCCGGCGGCAAATCCGTCCGCGCCGCGATCGACGAGACTCCCAATGCCGAAGTTGGCATTGTGATCAAACACGAGACTTCCCAAGACGGCCAACGGGTCTTCGCCAAGGTCGCACGGACTGTCGCACTCGACTAACCCTTCCTCCCCCAGACTGGATGGTGCGCAAATGCACCATCCGCCTTTTTGGAGCCTTCCACATGCTACAGACCAGATCAATGGCCGAGATACTAACCACCATCGACCGCGAGATAACCGAAGAAGCTATCGAATCAACAGTGCCCACCACGGAGAACCGGGATTATTCCTTGAACGTAATCCGCAAGAGTGCGGACGACAAAGTCCTCGTCACTTTCGTAGAACAAGAAGGCTATATGATCCTCCGAATCACCAGCGAAGGCAAATCAACCGACTTGATCCTTAACAGCGATCAGATCAAGCTACTACTCAGGCAATCCGCGCTGTGGCTAACGCGGTGATGAGTATGGGTTCTTCCCCTCCGGTATTTTTAGTTGGCGAGGCCATGGGCGAGAACGAGGTTAAAATCGGCCGCGGGTTCGTAGGGACTTCCGGCGCGGAGCTACTTCGAATGCTCCGCGAGGCTGGCGTGATCACCTTCACCCCTGCGGACCGCGATGCCATGTCCCGGTTCTACAAATCCTACGATCCATGGTGCCTTGACGATATCTGGTCCGCGCACCCCGAAGTCATCCGCACCAACGTATTCCAACAACACCCACCAGCCAACAAACTCGAATACTTCTGCGGGGCCAAGCCCCTCGGTATCCCCGGCTTCCCCGCGTTGATCAAATCCGGCTACGTTCGAAAGGAACTGAGCTATGAATTGGACCGACTCGGAGATGAGATTCTGGCGCACGATCCTAATCTTATCGTCTGCCTTGGCAACTCCGCTCTTTGGGCTTTGGCTGGCCGGACTGGTGTCACCAAGCTTCGCGGGACAACTTGCGTCAGCACTCATACTGTTGCTGGCTATAAGCTTCTATGTACTTACCATCCTGCTGCGGTCACGCGGCAATGGGAACTGAGACCGACCACCATCGCCGATCTCCGCAAGATCAACCACGAGAAGGAATTCCCCGATGTCCGCAGACCGAAGTGCGAAATCTGGACCGAGCCGGACCTTGAAAACATCGAGAGCTTCATTCAGCAGTTCATCATGGGAACTGAATTACTTTCTGTCGACATTGAGACTAGCGGTTCGCAAATTACATGTATTGGATTCGCTCCCCGACCAGACCTCGCACTTGTTGTTCCAATCCATGACTCGCGAGCAAAGAGCGGAAGCTATTGGGAATCTGCGACAGCTGAACGACAGTGTTGGGAACGTATACGTTCGGTGCTTGAGGATCGATCAATTCCTAAGGTCTTCCAAAACGGGCTTTACGACATCGCATTCCTCTGGCGAGCGTACGGAATTGGAGTACTGGGCGCAACGCATGACACAATGCTCCTCCACCACGCGCTCCAGCCGGAAAGCCTTAAAGGCCTAGCGTTCCTTGGGTCGATCTATACGGATCACGGACCATGGAAGAGCGAGAGGAACAAGACAGAGACGATAGGAAGAGACAAGTGAGGATAATCCGAACCGATGAAACCCGCCCGAACACCATCGACACCCAGCAAGAGCGAGACTGGGTCTACAACGGACTGGACTGTTGTGTTACTCTTGAAGTTCTCGGAGCCATCCTCCCGCAGTTGGACGATCACACTGCCGCTACCTACCGATTTGCTCGGGCTTTGCAAGGGCCGACCTTGGAGATGCGATTGCGGGGCGTACTGGTGGATGAGCGACGTAAGCAGGAGGTTATCGAAGAGTTCTACGACCACATAGATCGGCTTGAGCAGCAGCTAGACGAGATCGTCCTCGACGGTGTCGGTCTTCACACCTTCAACTGGCGCAGCAACCCCGACCTGCATAATCTCTTCTACAACCATCTCCAAATTCCCCCGGTCCGCAAGCAGGGCAAGCCCACCGTCAACCGCGAAGCTCTCGAGAAGATGGAAGTCTACCTCATCGCCAAACCAATCATCACCCACCTCACCGCGATGCGGGACCTGCACGCCAAGATCAAAATGCTCAAAACAGGAATCGACCCCGATGGACGAATGCGAACTTCGTATAATATTGCTGGCACTAGCACTGGCCGCTTTAGCTCTAGCTATAGCGAGTTCGGCACCGGGGGAAATCTGCAGAATGTGGAAGAGTCATTGCGATCGATATTCATCGCGGACCCTGGATACAAGTTCGCAAAGTTCGACGCCAAGTCCGGGGAGAGCTATTGCGTTGGCGCGATTGAATGGAATCTATTTAAAGATGGGAGATACTTAGATGCGGTGGAGTCAGGAGACGTGCATACAGCTGTTGCAAGAATCTGTTGGCCGAATCTTGGATGGACGGGTGAGCTTAACCGGGATAAACATATCGCCGAACGACCATACTATCGTCATTACACTTACCGATTCATGTGCAAGAAACTCGGCCACGGATCAAACTACGGAGGCCAGCCCAAGACCCTCGCCGGACAAGCCAAGCTCCCCGAGACCGTTGTCAGAGACTTCCAGCCTAAGTACTTTACTGCTTTCCCTTCACATATTCGATGGCACGGCTGGGTGGACACTCAACTTCGAACAAGTGGGAATCTTGTCACGCTTACTGGACGCAAGAGGTGGTTCTTTGGACGTAGAAATGACCCATCTACATTCCGGGAGGCGGTGGCGTATGACCCTCAGGGAAGTCTCGCCGATATTGTAAACCGCGCCATGCTCCGCATCTGGCGCAAGCGGACGGCGGTCCTGATGATGCAAGACCACGATGCCTTAACCTTTATGTATCCAGAGGAACTCGAAGATGAAATCATCCCGGCAATCCAGCGCGATCTCATCGAACCCATCCCCCTCCAGCACGGGCGAACCCTCGCCATTCCGTATGACTGTAAAGTAGGCTGGAACAAGGGCGATTACAGTGACAGCAACCCTGACGGCCTTAAAGAATATCAAGGAAGCGACCAACGGACACGCACTCCGCAAGTGTCGATCTTGGATCGAATCATTCATCGAAGCAACATCAGCGCTTGAGAGCCCACTATTGTTCCGCAAGTGGGCTGCGATCTCGGCTGTGTCTGCCGCGGTGGAGCAGCGGGTGTGGGTGATATCTGGCGGTGAGCGGCTTCATCCGAATATCTATTGCTTCCTCGTGGCCCATCCCGGGGTGGGCAAGACCCGATCGATACGGGCCGCGAAGAGGTATTACCTTGAGATAGAAGAGCCGCTACCGGCACCGACATCCATGAGTGCCTCGTCGATGATCGATGCGGTGGCCAAATCCCGTCGAAAGGTGATCTTCCGCGACTCGACCCAACAGGAATACAACACCCTCTACATCACCGCGGATGAACTCTCCGCGTTCATGCACAAGTACGACGAAGAAGCCACCGGCGTACTCTCCGACTTCTACGATCCGCAACCCTACGGCCAAACCCGACGCGGGAATGAACTCAATATCAAAATCAAATCCCCGCAGATCAACCTCATCTGCGGTTCAACCCCCTCGACGCTTCTCAAATACATGCCCGAGACCGCATGGGACCAAGGCTTCATGTCCCGCGTGATCATGGTCTTCTCAGACGAAAGGCAAATCGGCGATGACTTCGCTACGGTGGATACCAGCCTCAATCCTGATCTCATTCATGACCTACGGTCTATTTCTGGCTTGGTGGGACCATTCGAGGTCACCCCGGACTACCGCAAGGCTGTCGACAACTGGCGAGCCTTACGAGAGCCACCGCTTCCAACCCATCCAAAGCTCATCCACTACGCTACCCGTCGAAGGGTCCATTTGTACAAACTGTCGATGGTTTCCGCAATTGACCGAAGCGATGTGCTCATGCTCACCGTCGACGACTTTAATCGTGCCCTTGGATGGCTTATCGAAGCCGAAGCAACAATGCCTGATATCTTTAAAGCCGGTGCGGGAAATGCTGACGCGAGAGCAATGGACGAAATCTATCATTACGTGCTTACAATGGGAGCCAGAGGACCGGTAGCGGAGC